GATCGAAATAGTCCGATACTCCGCCAGTTAGCGCGAATCCGTTTCCGTCTTTCATTCCTGATCCGTATTCTCTAGGATATCCATCGGCGACTATTCTGTCTCTTCTAAAAGCAGGATAGTATGTCTCTACCGTAAAAGAGCATTTGAGCTTGATGTTGTTGTCGCTCGTCAAGTTTTTTTCTCTGCTCATCTCTATGCTGTTGGAATCAGGCATTAGCAAGACCGCGTCGATGTTCATGAAGTTGTGCTCAAAATACATGAACTTGTAGATCCATAGCGTGTCCAATATGGCCTGGCTGCATTTGAAAGTGTCGATCTCGCTAGACAGAGTTATTTCCAAGTCGTAGTTTACTGTTATCGGAACCGCCCTTACCTTGGAAAGAACCTTTCTTATCTCGACCTCGTTTTCTACGACCATCCTAAGCCAAACATTTGGGTTGGCGAACTCGTCAGACTTTATGTTGAATCCAGTCATAGTAAGATGTCCTCTCGGTATCAAGTCTGTGTTTAGCTCTATGAACCGGTTTTCAGAGACGATGTCGTCAGAGAAAGAATCCAATAGAAACCTTTCGTCTCCTGTAAGAGAATAGTATATAGGAACCTGAACGAACATGTCGCCAGAAGTGAATCGGTTGGTCCACTTTATTTGTCCTTCTAGAGTATCCAAAACGCAAACGGTAAGATCTCTAAAAAAGACGTCTTCAAAATTAAACTTGTCTCCAATCATATCGTTATATATTAAATAAACTTTCTTTCTGTCCAACAATATATCATGTGTAAAAAACTTTTAATATGTCAGTAAAAAAACTATTGCTTTGGGAAAAATGGAGGCCAAAAAGCCTAGAGGATATAATACTTCTTCCTAGAATCAAAAAGCAGTTCGAGAACGGAGTCAGCCAGCACTACATATTCTACGGGCACTACGGAACAGGAAAGACTAGCTTGGCCAGGATACTCGTCGGAAAATACAGCAAAGAGACTCCTTTTTTAGAGCTGAACTGCTCTTTGGACACTTCTATCGATGTTCTTAGAGAAGAGATACAGAATTTCTGCAAGTTCACACCTATGTTTGAGTCATCTTCTGACATAAAATACGTATTCCTTGACGAGTTCGAAAGAGTTTCTCCACAATTCCAAGACGCGTTCAAAGCCTTCATCGAAAAATACAACAGCAGTGTAAGGTTTATAATCACCACAAACCACATCAACAAAATATCCGACGGGCTTAAGTCTAGGATAAAGACCGTAAACTTTGATTGCGCGGACGCCGAAGAAGAAAGGCATCTAAAAACCGAGCTATACAAAAGAATACAAAACACTATACTTCCAAAAGAAGAAAGAGAGATGTCCAAAGAAAGCTTGGGCCATATAATAAACAAGAAGTTTCCCGATTTCAGAAGCATCCTCATAGAAGTGCAGGACTTTCTAGAAACCGGAGAAGTAAGCGGCGGTGCTAGCAACGTATCGAGCAAAGTAAAGGCAGACCTATACAAGTTTGTCTACGAAGGAGGAGACTACGAAAGCGTTTATCACTTCTTGATGTCGAATTTTGGCGCGGAAAAAATCGATTCGATGATAAAGCTATTAGGCAAGCCTTTCATAGACTGGTCGATAGAAAACAACAAAAGCGTGGACAAGCTTTTCGAATGCAACTATGTAATCGCAGACTACGCGAGCAGGCTAGAAACAAACACAGACCCAATAGTATTGGGCATGACGATAATAGGAAAGATTAGAGATATTCTGAAAGAGAACTAAAAAGGTTCTCTTTTTTTTATATATAGTTTATGTATAAAAAACGTAACAAATGAAAAATATCGATTAAACTATGAATTTTAACTTCACGGACTTTTACTTAGGATACCCAGGACACCCAAGATTCAGAAGCTTGGACCTAATAGAAGACGATATAATAAGGGTAATAGTTCAAAAATGGGAGATGATCCTGTTCACGAACAAAGGCGAAGTCTTCTTCGACACAGAATTTGGAGGAGACTTGCCATACTACCTGCATCAAACAAGGCTGTCGTCCGACACGATAGAATCTGATCTTAAGCAGCAGATTGGCCTTTATATTCCCGAAATAAGCGGAATAGACTATACTTTGGCGGTATCCTTCTTTGAGGATCCTGAAAGACATCAAGAATATATGGAAGTCTTCTTTCAAATAAAAGACTTGGACGTATATCTAGTAGTCGCCTAAATAGAACTCTTTCAAAAATTCCGAATAGTTGCGAACCTTTTTCTTAGGAAGGTCTTTGTATCTGACATCCGTCCATTCTTTGTCGAATAACCATTTCATATTCTTTGGGGCACTCTTCTTGGATCCATACTTTCTTCGCATGGCGAATATGAATTTTAGCTGTTGCTGTGACTTTGCCGGCATATCTAATGTTATTTTATTGGACAATTTGTCGATGAATAAATATATCTTTCGTTTCTTTTCAATCTAACGCCCATTGATTCAGCAGCCGTCTCGACATCTTCAAGGCACTCACCATCGGCACCGCCAACAAGAATGACGTCGTTTACTTCTTTCATTTTCTCGTTTATGCTTTGCGCTTGAGCGACTTCGGTAAAAAGCTCATGCAGCTTTTTTGGCATATGGTACCAAATATGGTTGTTTCCAACATATACAATAAGAGTTCCTTCTTTTGTAGGGAAAAAATCGCCTTTCTTTAGCTCGTTTGCGTCTTCTTTTGACTTCACTTCTTCATAGGTATTAGAATCAAGAACGTTTTTGTAAAAATCCGCGTCTACGTCATAATTGTACCTCTTTTCGATCAAGTCTGATTGGTTAGGAAAATGATAAAGGTCTTTGTGAACTGGTATCTCTGGATCTTCGTCATATAGATAGTCTTTGTCGACGTTCTTTCCAAGATGGTGATTATCCCATATTTGATATACCTTACTAAACTCATTGCAATATTTTTTTAATTCGTTAACATAATTATCAGTAAAGAAATCATGGAATGATTTTTGAACATCGACTATAATAAGAATGTCTTTGCTGCTATGGCTTTCAAATGTTTTTAGGTATCTCATTTAGTATATATTAAATATCAAAATTTAATTTATCTCGTTTTATATCTCTATTGATTTTGCTACAGAGTGGTTGTAAATTAGTGTAATGATTTAATTTAATCACATCTTCATCTGTTTTTGCAGATGATAACGGGATTATATGATCTATATCCCAACCATAATTTAATTCACCATTATACAAACCATGATTACTCCAAGTCATCCATTGTTGAAATTTAGATTCTAAATATTTTCTTAAATATTCATATGAACATCCAATTATTTCATTTGTTGTGGAATTTTTAACTTTCAAAAATCTTTTCACCAAAGATCTTGTAGAGATTCTAATCATTTTATCAGGATCATTTACAACAACCGTGTGATAATAATTTCTTTTATATTCTCTTATTTTTTCAATGTTATCAATCCTCCATTTTTTAGAAACCTCATTTCTTCTATCTTTATAAATTGAAACATATTGTTTATCATATTCTTTTTTAAAATCTAAATTCTCTAAATACCAATTTTTACTTTTTTCATTACATTTTTCTTTATTTAAATGATAATATTTTTGTTTATATTCTTTATTTTTAATTTTATTATTTTCAGAATAAACTTTTCTACAATCTTTACAGACTGGTCTATAACCATCTTTACTTGATTTTAATTTTCCAAATAATTCAAATGTCTTTTCTTCTTTACATGTGCAACAAACTTTCATAATATTCTTTAATTTTACCTTATATATTAAAGTTTGATAACCACATTGATGGTAGAACTTTCATCTAAGCCAAAGTTTTAAAATAACTTTAAGTGTTTTATAAGGTATATTAAATAAAAAACTCATCATTTCTGATGAGTTTTTTAATTTCTAGATTCTAGTATTTTGATTAAGCAGGAAGTTCTTCTTCTCCTTCTTGAGCTTCTTCTTCTCCTTCTTGAGCTTCTTCTTGAGATTCTTCTTGACCCTCTTCTTGAGATTCTTCTTGACCCTCTTCTTGAGATTCTTCTTGAGCTTGTGGCTCTTCAAACTCATCTTCTTGAGCTTGTGGTTGAACCTCTTCTTGAGCTTGTGGCTGAGCTTGTGGCTGAGCTTGTGTTTCTGCCTCGCCTTCAGTCTCTACTTGACCTTGAGCTTGTGGCTGAGCCTGTACTTGACCCTGTGCACCACCCATTAAAGCGTTTCCTGGAATTTTCTCAACATCTGTATTGTTAAGCGTGATGTATTTAACGATTTCTTCAGCGATGTCGACATCACCAAAAAATTGGCGAAGGTTTTTTCCTGTAGTGTCTTTAACTTTCTTAACATAAGAATTGATAAGAGATTGAGGAATGTCAATCATAGTTTTAACTTTGTAGATATCGTTTACTTGAAGAACAGCCTCGCTGATTATCTCTTCTCTGTTTTTTAGAACTCTAAAACTTTCAAATTGTCTGATATGTTTCATTTTTTGTTTTAATTTTTTATATAGTTATATATTAAGTAAAAAATATCGTTTTTTTCACTTTTATCGAATTATTAAAATCGCCAATATGCCAATCGCTATTCCGCTTCCACCAAGAAGCCAGCTCTTGGCTTTCTCTTTTTTCAAGTCGAGCTTAAGCTTTGATATCTGACGCTCTTTGATAGTCTTTTGTTCGTCGCATATCTTATTGTTCTTTTCTAGGTTTTTAAATCGTGTAGATATGTTTTCTATCTGAAGGTCTTTGTCCTTGACCTGCTCTTCCAGCGACATTATTCCTTTGTCGAGAAATTCTATCTGTCGAGCCTGTGCCTCGATTGTCCTAGCATTGGAAAGATTGAGGCTATCGCATTGAATGCTTGATTTTTCCAATAGGCTTAATATCTCTAGGTCGTTGTCTATCTTTTGTGCCTGTTCCAGAGTAAAGACAACAAGTTTTTCTCCTCTTTTGTTAAGCTCGATCTTAGGGTATTCCTGAGAGACCGACGCAAGAGAAATCATAGTCGCAATAATGAAAAATATTATTTTCATGGCATTTTAAGTTTGTTTTTGAAAGAGTCGATAAGTTCTTTGTCATCTCTTTTGATTGGATTTCTTCTTAAAAAATCCACCATTTTTTTTGTTTCTTCCAAATCTTTCGCGTCGCGGTCGGCTCGGTCTTTATAAGATTTTGCTTCTTTCTTGGAAGCAGCTATCTGAGCTTTCAGACCTATTATGGCCAAGTTTCGCTTTTCTATCGAATCTTGTCTAGCGTCAAAGTCCTTTTTAAGATCTTGATTGACTATATTCAAGGAATCTCTAGTCTTTTCAAGCAAAATATTTTTTTCTTCTAGCTTTTGCAATGCTTCTTTATCCCATCCTATAAAGTTGATAGCCAAAGAAGCCAACAAGCATACAAAGACAAAATACAAGAGTGATTTTTTAAGATCTATTTTCATAATTTTTTTCTTATTTTAATTATATATCAAAATTTTGCCATACGCCTGATTTTTTTATTCAATTTTGTTTTTTGAATCAAAATATTATATATATATTTGTATAAAAATAAACAGATTATAATGACACAATATAAAAGGCTTATCTGCTTTGACTTTGACGACACGCTATTCCACACTCCTATGCCAGAAGAAGGAAAGATAGAATGGAAAGAAAAGACAGGAAAAGAATGGCCGCATGTAGGATGGTGGGGAAAACCAGAGACTATAGACTGCGAGATATTCAGTATACCGAAAAACGAATGGACCTACAAAAAATACCTTGAAGCAGTGGCAGACACGGATGCATATGTCATATTGGCGACTGGCAGGATAGACAAAGTTCCGGGGATGAGAGAAAACGTCGAGAGAATTCTAAGAGACAACAACATGGAATTCGACGAGGTTCACCTAAACTGGGGCAGCGACACCTTTATATTCAAATGCAATCTATTGGAAAGAACCATAGAAAAGCTAGGAGTAAAAGAATTAATCTTCTATGACGACAGAGAAGAGCACCTTCCAAAATTCGCGGAGTGGGCAAAAGAGCAAGACATCAAAAGCACGATAGTCGACGTAGTCAACAAAACCTCTAAAACCATTCAAGGATCTAGCATATAATAAAATTATATATACCAAAAAAAAAGACAGCAATATGGGAAAGACTAAAGAACAAGTAGAATCAAGGGTTGAAGAGATACTTTCAAAGCCGTATCGCCTCGATCTTCACAACGACGATTTTAATTCATTTGATTGGGTAATAACATGTCTGGTCAAAATCTGCGGACATGAGCAAGAGCAAGCAAACCAATGCGCGCACATAGTCCATTTCAGAGGAAAGTGCGACGTAAAATACGGAGACTATGAAACCATCTCCACAATGAAAGAAAAGCTTAAGACTGCCGGACTTTCAGTCACGATGGAAGCAAACTAAAAAAACCCGCGTTTGCGGGTTTTTTAATTTCGGTTGAACCAGTTTATTCCATTCGTGTTGTTGTTTGCAGAGCTAGAAATCTTGGTTCGCGACATCACTTGCCTTCTGACTTTAAGAAGCTGTCCATAGTCTACGCCCTCTACATAGTCCATGTTTTTCATGCAGTCGTTTACATAGGACATGAATTCTTTTGGACTATACTTGTTTCCCCACTCTTCCACCATCTCTTTGAATTCCGATTTTGAGAATATAGAAGTCGTGTTGACCACGGTCATCACAGTATCGTCATGTCCTACGTCGGCGGCGTATCTTACGTTTCCGGCAGTAGTGACATGCTTTACGAAGGTAGTTATTTCTCTGATGTTGTCTTCGTTGGTTATATGGAAGCCTTTGCTATACATAAGCTCTTGATAGTCTTTTACCATCATGTTCTTGTTTTCGCCTACTTTCAATCCAACCTTTTCTTCGGTCGAGTCGATTCTGTGCTTGTATCTTACAAAAACAGAAGAGCCATAGCTGTTGTTGCCGTCGAACACATGCGGCATTTCGGCCAAAAGCGTATTGCCATAGTTGTTTAGCTCGAGAACGACCTTCACGTTGTCTGGGTTTAGGTATTCAAACACTATCAAATAGAGAAGCTCAGCAAGCTGCTTGACAGAAACGAAATTGTTTCGGTATAGCCCGACCTGTTCAAGCCTAAAGAAATCTACTATAGACTTGTATTTATGCTTTTGCGATTCTATCAGCGAAACTGGCTTTTCTGATATCTTGAATATGTTGATGATAGAGTAGTCTTGACCTAATCCTTCCGATATATCGACAGACAGCACATATTTGTATTCCTTTCTCTTCATAGGAATATGCGCCTCGTCGTCGTCGATCCATTTAAGGTCGTCGTAAGAAAATCTTAATTTGTTCTTGAACTCGAAAATCTCTTCGTGTATATAGTTCTTTTTAGACTTTAGAAGCTCATCTATTATAGCTTCGTTCAAAAGCGACTTGCTTGAGTTGATAAACCTAAGGCCATACTCTTGGTTGAACGCGTCTTCTCCGCCAATATCCTTTACCGCCTCGTCTTTCCAAGTAGTCATCTCGGCGACCGCCAATATAGAAGTCTCGAAGCCGTTCTTGTCTATGAATTGCATCGACTTTACCTGCTCGTCAGTGCAGCTCTCGTTGTTGAACACATGTATGACGTCTTTTTGCTGGTCCAAGTCGAAAACCATCTTTGTCTTGGTAAGCGAGCCAAAATTTTCCTGAACAAGCGCGAATATGTCGTCTTTGGTGACGCCATGCTCGTATAGCTTGTGGTTGTTTAGCCTTATATAGGTAACGAATCTCCCCGGAACCTGATACCAGTAGACTCTCATTGGCTTGTAGTTGTTCTTCATCGGATCCCCGTCCGGCCTTTCGGCGTCAGTCAGCAATCTATGGAACAAGTTCATCCCGTTTGGAGTAGACGTAATGATGATCTTTGAGTTCTGAACCGCAGAAACCGTCGGAAACGCAGCGGTGTAGTATGGCTCGATGATATTCGAAGGAATGTGCGCGAACTCATCCAAGTAAAGAAGGTCAATGGTAAAACCAATCGCAGGAGTCTTAGACCTAGCAGAAGTCTTTATTCTGCAGCCATTCTCAAAAGTAAGAGATTTCTGGTTCCAAGTCTTGACACCTGGCTTCAAGAAAAAAGGAAGCAAAGTGTATATCGACTTTACCTTGTCCACAATCTCGACAGCGGTATCGCCTTTGTTGGCAACGATCATGCAGTTTTTGTCGTTACTGAACAATATAGTGTGTAGTATGAAAATCGCAGAAGAAACCGTATTGTGTGATAAAATACCGTTTGTGTAAAATCTATGGTTTGGATGGTCTACCGTCAGATCAAACATAGAAAGCTTGTAATCACTTCTAAATATTTTAATTATCTTAGACGGTCCAATATCAGTATATAAGCAATCGCCTATTAATAAATCCTTTACGAAAACTTCATTTAGGTTACTATCAAAGACAACGTGTTTATCCGCACATTCTAAATAATAGCCATTTTCCAACTCGACTCTAAATACATCGAAGGGCTGAGTTATATGCATCTCTGATACAGATTCAAATCCCGTGTCGGTCATTATTTTAATATTATCCAGCTTAATAGAAGATAATATTTTTTTGGAAACATCATTCTGATCAAGTTCAATATTTTTATATTGATGAGTTTCTATCAATTCTATTAATTTGTATAATCTATTAATTATTACACTTTTTATTGTTTTAAGAATTCTAAACATTTTTTAATAATATTATTTTTCTTAATTTCTGAAACTGCTCTATATTCAGAATCCCATATGTATAGTATGGTATATCCGTTTTCAATAGCAGCATTTTTCTTCTCATCATCTTTCATCCATATATCTGATGCCAATATATTTTTTCTGAATGGATGAGGTGTGTCATTTGGACTGAATTTTTTTGGGTTTGCATGATACTCATCACCTTGATACTCAATTATCTTCTTCTTATCAATATCAACAAAATCATATATCCATATACCACCATTAACTCTATTAATACTAAATTCGCCGTTGTTGGTAGCATATCTATAATTACCATCCATTCTTCTTTTTATTTCATTAAAAAGAACTTGACTTATCGCAGAATAGCCACATTTCATGTTGCCATTAGAATTAAGTGAATTTTGCCACTTAATCTGTCTATTATTATATATCTTAATACCCTCTATATCGCCAAACTTCTCTATGCATTTTTCCAAACTAAATGTTCTCTGTCTATTACTTAGCATTATTTTAGCGATTTCCTCATCATGTCCCTGATTTATATAATATCCAATCGTTGTGTCAGACACTCTATTTTTAATTGCAAGCTTAGCAAACGTGCTTATATGTTCTTCAACATTTTTAACACCATCATATTTTATAAAATCTTTAGAAAAGGGGCTTCTACTCTTTCTTTCATCTTCTGTTGTGTTGCTTTTATGATTAGGATTTTTATCGCCTTTGAACATATCAGAAAACATTTTTTTGTATTTTTCTTCTTTCATGTGCTTTCCGCTATTTATCGTGGTTTTATCTTTATCCGATAAGGCCATTATTGGTGCACCAGGATATAACTTTTTATATTCATCAGTTTTCATATCATTATGTTTGAATTTAAGATGCTTGCCATATATTCGTTTACATTGCTCACCACATATCCTACATGTCACCGTTTCTCTATTATCATTAATCTCCATTATATAAATTTTATTTTTATTTATATATTAAAAAGTCATGGGTTCCTTTCAGGTTGGTTATGTAAGTAGATCTATTGCTCTATAAATACCAAATTTAATATAGTCATATACGGTTTTATCAGGATTAAACATATATAGCAATTTATACATTGGTATATTCACTTCTTTTTCATTTCCAAAATCATCAATTAATAAACATAAAACCTTGGTAGTCAACACATTACATTTTCCAATCTGCCGCGACGCCATTAGTATGTTGAATCTATTGTTGACAAAGTTGTCTAGTATCTCTTTTTGATAGTCTCTAAGCGTTATAGATCCAACGGATCCGTCTTCTCTTTTCGTCTTGCAATACTTTTCGGTAAAATAGTGTATGTCTAGTGCACATCTGACGTATTCTTGCTGCTCTTCAGGAGTCATCCTAAAAGAGACGCCTGCCCTTCTAATACCGACCTCACTCTTCATCCAAGGATTCTGATACCTTTTTACTACAATACCGTCGTTTATCTTGTCAGTGGCCTCGTCAACAACCTTGCTGGTAAAAATCATCTGCCTTTCGGTCTCGTTTGGTTTTACAGCCATATATTATTTTTTCTTTTATGTATATATAAAATCGTAAAAGTGGAAAAAATACGCTTTTTTCTATTTATATATACTCTATGGGAAGAAAGTCTGGGATCAACAAGCTAAAAGTAGGTTTCTCTATAGATATAGAGACATACAAGGAATTCGAAAAGTATTGCGAAGAGAATTCTATAAACAGGTCTAAGCTAATAGACAAAATACTGAAGACCTTCTTGGAGAAGGAAGATGCCAAGATGGCCAAAAATAATTATGTTTAAGCATGTCTAAAGAAGAAAACGAAAAAAACAGGATAAAATACGAGTTCGACGAAATACAATCAGAGAGCGGAGACTTTGATTTTTCTAAACATCTAGCCAGACCAGAAGACTTGCCAGATTTAGGCGAGATTGAAATATACGACTACGACTCAGATCTAACAGTGGCTAGCCAGCAAGCAATGGACGTATTGGAGCCGCTTGTTGACCTATACTTAGGCGACGTGCCTAAGCTTAAGGAACACCCATATATAAAAAGCAAGATGAAGGAAGACGCGATGGTCTACGCAGAAGCCATATTCCTTACTAAAATGACAAGAAAGAACCTTCTTTCGCAAATGAGACAAGTAGACAACGGCGACAACTCTGCAAGAATGCACGAAGTAGTCAATCAAACAGTAGGACAAATCAGAGAAAACGCGAAGTTTCTTTCAGGACAGAAGACAGAGCTTGAAAAGTTTTATAAAACTCTTAGAAAAGATTTAGGGTATGATGAAATAGAACAACAGGCGCCAGCAGTAAGCGAGACGGATGGCAAAAGTTCCGAAGGTGAAATAACCGATAACCGAAGACTGAACGAATTGATTAAATTGGCAATGTTAAATAAAGAGCAAGATAAGAACAAATAAGTTATTTCTTCCAAGAAAATCTTTCGAACGTCTTTATAAGGTTGTGGTATTCGATAGACACTCTTGTCTCAGAAAATCTTTTTGCCTTGTTGGGGCTTACATAATTAACAAAAAGAGCTGTTTCAGATTTCAGCACATCCTTTATTTTCGACTTTATTGAAGATTCGCTGTTGTCGATAAGAAGCTGAAGAAGCTTGTTGCAGTCTATCGCAAGGCCAATAGTGTTTTCGTCGTCTTCATAAAAGGAGATTTCGTCGTATTTCTGAACTTCTTCGTCGATAAACTTGTCGCCTTCAGTCTTCATTCCAACAAGATGCTGCAAAAGAAGCCTAGTCTTTTTATGAGCGACATCGTCCAAGTCTCTATTATAGAAAGTATCTGATATAAAATAGTATTTCTTTATAGACAATCCAATCTTTTCAAGCTTTTCTTCCATTTTGCTTATTATCTTTTCATAGTTGGCCTTTGTGTTCTTCGAGCATATAAAGTATATGTCGTCGCTGGTGTTTTTTAGATGCGACAAGTTTTCTATGTTTATGCCATAGTCAAGCGTTTCTATTATGTCA